TATCTATTGACAACTTCTGCACCAAAAATAACTGATTGATTGAATGCGGTTCTGTTGTCACCCTGACTTGCGTTCCCAGGTGGAAGGATTCAATCGTTTTATCCACTGTTGCAAGGTCCGCTGCATCCAGTTCCATGGTATAAAGCATCTGCATCTGTTCCTGAAGTGCCTGATTGCCCTTTGTCAACAGATTTTCCGGCAAGGTCACATCATCCCATACCTGCTTTTTAAAAATCCAACCATATGTGGCCACGGCTTCCTGATTATACACATAATCAACACCGTTATTCACAGATGCAATAGTCAAGCGGTTTTCCCCACCTTCTTCCTTTGCACCAAGCGGAATGATTGCCGTTGCAATATCTTCACCCTTGGTCTGCCGTTTCAGGTCAAGAAGGTTTTTTCCGAAGGTCACGGTCTGTGGTGATAAAAAATTCAGTTCGGACAGATAATCAATATACACTCCATCCGCTTCATGCCTTATCCATATATAACCGCCCAACGTGTCAAGTAATTTGCTTTTGATGGATTCTAAGGTGTTCGGATATTCCGAATCACTTCTGCTGATATAATCATTCGGATCAGTGACCGTGATATTTCCCACCTTGAATTGTCGGTCTGCATCCACCTGTGCATTGTGGCTTGTTATGAACTGGGTGAACAGTTCCGCAGGTGTTCCGGTGAAATCATAGGGCCTTTGAATAGAGTCTACTAAGAAAGCAAGTTCCCCTTCACATTCCACTTCTTTTTCATTGTGGAAGCCTTGCGTATCATTTAGGACTCTGCCCCTGAACAATAAAAAATCATCCTGATATACTTGGATGATAGATTTTAATCTTTTCAGTTTGTCAAAGTTCGGATGGTTGTTATATATCGTGAAATCAAAACCGCCTATTTCATTCAGTTCCAGTTCCACTTTCGGATTGAATATCTTAAGGCTTTCCATTTGGTCATTGTATAGAAGGAAGTTATCACATAGGACTTTATACATTTACAAGCCCCCTTCCCTGTACGAAAAGGAAATATTGCCTGTGCCTGTTACGGTCACCGCATTTGCCCCTTCTATCAGTTCCAGTTCAGGGATAGTGAATATTCCCTTGCTGAAGGTTCCTGAATAATTGCCGAATACAATAGTCATTTCCGCATCCGTTGTGATAATGGGAACAACCCTTTTTCTGCTATTATTCAAGGTTATGGTTGCCGTACCGCTGACCGTCTTGGAAACCACTGTTTCAGTCAGGTTATACTTATACGGTTCTGCATCCACATCAATGACAATTTCACCGATATTCTTATTTGATTTCCATTCATTGATTGTCACCCTGCCATAATAAAAATGGTTCGGATCATCATCAAGAATGACTTGCATTTTCTTCCCATGAAGTAAATCCTGCACCAAGGAATACAGTGCAAGGAATCCGTCAGGGACTATGTTTGTTTTGCTGAATTGAAAAGACAGCGGACGGTTCTTATATTTGACTTCACCGAAAAATTCCGTCAAATCAAGTACACCGTCACCGCCTTCAATTTCAATCTGATTCACCTTGGGTTCAGGGCTTCCTATCTCTTTGCTTCCAAGGATAAGCCCCCATTCATAAAATGAATGATAATTACCGAATTTTACACCTTTCATGATAACCGCCTTTCTGCACATTTTGCGGTTATCTTTTGTATATTATGACTTTCCGAAAAGAAAGCCGTTTTCTACTTCACCGACTATCTTTGTGTAGTCGGAATAATCACCTAAAAATTCCCCATTCAGTCTGTAAGCCTTGAAGCCTGTTGTTTCAGGCTTTATTTTATCCCCAGTCAATTCCACTGTGTTGGAATCCACCATGCGGAAATCAGCTTGCTTCATGGATAAAGAACCATTGAATTGTATTCTTATCATGTGTACACCTGCTTTTCTAATCACTATTAAGCTAAAAATATAACTTTTGTTTTTACTGTTACCGCCTCAGTTTCGGTTTTTCTATGCACTCTTACTATGCCACTTGCACTTAGGCTCATAGTTAAATCAGTACCCGTGTTTGCTATTTCTTTTAAAACGAAATTTGAAGTGCTAACCGAAGAAAACATAAAAATTGCACATTCTGATGAGTGCATTGCAATAAGTAAAACTCTACAACTATGGAAACTTGCAGGGCTTAATGATTTTCCATCAACTTTAATAATACAATCGTTAGTTACTGAATTTGTGACAGTATTTGAAGCAATTATATTTAAACTGTCTAACTGTGTTTGTATTTTACTTGTTACACCGCCTAAAAACCCTAATTCTGTGACGGTTACGGCACTGGCGACCGCTTTACCACTTGAATTGCTTGCAAGTACCCTACTAGCGGTAAAGTTGTTAGGTACTTTTGCGTCTAACTGGTTTTGTACGCTAGCTGTTACACCACTTAATCTTGCCAATTCCTTATCCGTTACCAAACTGGAAGCCAAGTTCCCGTTAGCATTGGCATACGGTACTGTGTTTGCTGTAAAACTGTTTGTTACTTTGCTGTCAATCGCACTCTGCAAGGTATTCTTTAATTCCTTCACAGACAATGCACCTGCAAGCTGTCCTTCCTGCGTGTTTGCTTCCACTTCTTCCATGGTGTCAAGGATATTCAGCAATCCAATGTAGGTATCACAAGCTTCCTGAAACTGCTTTGCACACTGTTCCGCAAGGGTTTTATATGTGGGAATCACATTGAACAAGGGTTCAATCTCGGTCAATACCACACCTTCCACCTTTACACGATACAAGGGCATCTGATTCACGGTTGCACCGTGTAAAATATCCCCTGATGTATATTCAGGTTCGGTTGCGGTTCCTTCCGTTTCCGTTCCCTTAATCACCACCAATTCCGCTGATTCAATATCCGTGGAAGTGTCCTTGCTATACTGCATCACAATCAAGTCAATGCGGTTCACACCTGCGGTTCCTGTTGTGATAGTCATATCTTCGTATGTGTCGGGTTCAATGCGGATGTGTCTGCCCTGCATCAGCAAATCACCGTCAAGGATTCTGACCGTGTTATTATCCATTATGGAAGCTTCAAACTGATTGCCTGCTTCCATGACATATTCACCGCCACCAAAAAAGGAAGCATTGAAGCTTCCCTGATCCGCTGACTGAATATGTTCTTCACCTCTATAACCTGTTATCAAATGTACTTTTCCCATATTTTATTCACCCACCTTGTATGAAATAGTTGTTGTGTTGTTCTGTATTTTTACGATTTTCTTTGTAATTTCTGCATTGACCTCAATTCCTGTCAAGCGTTCCTTTGCACCGACAATATCACCTATATCATAGATATAATCTTCAGCCGTGAAATCAAAGTTTACTTCACTGCTTGCCCACGATTTCCGAATCCGTTCAATACCGCCTTCACGCAATTCTTCACTGCTTCCTGCGTTTACGTTTTCATAGGTTTCAGACACTTCTTCAATGCCGAAAAACACCTGCGTGTCACTGATATTGCCTTCTGCATCCGCATATACATGAATTACTTCACGTTCTGCAAGGTCACCTTTACCAAGGCATATCACATGGTTCAAAGGATGATACCGCTTCTTGATATCAAAGCCGATTTGGTCAGTGTCAAACTGTTCATCCTTCGCATAATTGACAATAGGCTTTGCCGATAATTCCACAAAGCCATCCTTGAATGCAATATTTAACTTTCCACCGCTTGCCTTCAGCATCTTTCTGATGCCTTCATATCCCTTGATATAGCGGTTCATTTTATAGTTACCTATATTTATTCCACTTGCATCCGTGGAAGCCCTAAAAAGGGCAGATAAGCCCATCCTATCAATAAGGAAATCAATCACTTCATTGGCTTCACCGTCAAGAACAAGGTAATCTTCCCCTGCATCAGGTTCCAGTACCTTGGAATCAAGGATGCCGTGCCATGTCCTGCCGTGGTATGTGATTTCATCCCTTTCCGTATCAATGTATATATCATCCACAATTCCACCGTATTCAGTGCCTTCATAATACATATAAAAGCCTGCTTCACAACAATGGTTTACGGAAACAATCTTACATTCAAAGTCGTTTTCATCACTACCGAAGGCAAGGTCTAGTGTGGCATCCAGTGCCACACCGACATCTTCCTTTTTTTCGTTCATATAAATCAAGTCCATTTTGGTTCACTCCTTTCTTCAAGAAGTGTGATGTCAAACTTGAAATCCGTGCTGCTTGTCACATTTGACACACCGGAAGGCATCTTTTCAAAGATATATGATTCCTTATTTCTCAGGTTGAAGCAATTCGTTGTGCTTCCATCTGTATGTGTCAGCACTATTGTTTTATTGATTGAATCAATGGTCAGGTATTCGTTCACGGCTACACTGACCGATACTTCATAATCATGCCCTGCAATCGTTACCTTCGGATTCTCACAAGGACCATATATGTTCATCCTGAAATTACTGGGAACAAAGCCTGTGTTATTCAATGGCTTTGCTGCAAGTTCGGATGCGTAATCATAAGGGAAATCATTGTTAAAATCCAAGTTCTTTCCCTGCATACCTGCACCATATCCAAAGGTTGTGATTGTTTCCTTGATCCAGTACGGAAAATCCGTTGATATGGTCAAGGTCACTAACAACTGCCGTTTGGTTTGCAGATAATTTGATTTCTTGGAACCTGTGACAAAACACTTCAAATAATAATCACCAATGATGATTCTGCCGTGTTTCTTTGCAAGCACATCCTTTTCCATAATCTCAAAAAGTTTATTTCGCTTTTCTATTCCATCCGCTTCAGATGTGCAGGCAATCACAACAGGAAGGTTTTTGGTTATAACCCCCCTGTTGAATGATGATATTCTGTTATTTTTACTGTTCACACCCCATGTGAAATCATGCAAATCATTTTCATTGACAAACAAACCACCTGTGCCAAATTCAAGCACTTCATTCACATGGTTTTTATATGTTATCTTTTCAAGCATCTTTAGTTCACCGCCTTCACCAATCGTGCAAATTCTCGTCTGTCAATGTCCAAGGAAGTTCCTGCAAGGGCTTCACGCATATTTGCACCCATGTTTCCATCCATTGATAGAATTGCAGCAAGGATTTTATAAAGCACTTCCACAAGGTCTGCGTTCTGACTTGCCACCGCATCTGCAACATATTTCTGCAAGGTGGAAATCGGTGCAACGGCTTCAGGGCCTGCTTCACCGCCTACCATCAATTTGTTTCCGTTCATGCCGAATGCAGTCGGTTCATTTAAGACAGCACCCTTTGCATACCAATCAATGCCAAAGGAAGGCACAGAAGGTGGATTCAAACTGAACGAACCACTGATGTTGAAGTGTGGCATCTTCAGCTTTGGAAGTTCCCATTCAAAATCAAAGAATGATTTCAGTTTTTCGATTCCGTCTTTTACAACCTGAATGGCATCCTGTATCTTACTTTGGATTGCATTCTTAATTTCCGTGAATTTGTTTGTAAATGTGCTTTTTATTTGGGTAAGTGTTTCAGCAATTTTGGTTTTGACATTTGTGCCAATAATAACAACATAATTCCATATTTCCTGCCCTATATTTTTCAGAACAAGCACAACGTACTTCAGAATGGTTTCCCAAAGCACCGTGAATATCCCGAGAAGAATTTCACCGGATTCCTTGAAAAAATTAAGGCCGTTCAAGGTCCACCCGGTTATATCACCATCAAGCAGCATAAGAAATCCTGACACACCGGTATATATAAGGTCAAAACAATTAGTGAATATATCAACCAATGCATTCAGTGTATTGGTGAAGCTTTCACCAAACAGTTCTGATTCACTTACTTTCGACAACATTTCATACAATTTCGGCAAGATTTCCTGTGCCGTTGTCAATATCAGCGGAAGAACTGTTGACAAGGTTTGCCCGATCATAGGCCCGGCTTCTTCTGCGAACTGAAGCACCATTGGAATTATCATATCAAGCAAGCTGACCGCCAATGGCAAGGCTTCTTCCACCGCCTGCATGACAGGTGGCAATATCTGTTCCAAAACAGAACCCAAAACAGGGATATATGTCTGTGCCAATTCTGTCAGCTTCGGAATTACATCACCGCTCAATATGTCACTAACGCTTGAAAATGCTTCACCCAAGGCACTGTTGATGGTATCTTTCAAGGTGGAAAGCTTACCTGAAAGGGTTTGACTTTGCTTTTCCATAGACTGAAAGTATTTACCGCCTTCAGCCGTGCTTCGTTCCATGGATGCCGTGATTTCATCAATCGTAAGGGTTCCATTTGAAATTCTGTCATACAAGGATTCCATTGATTCCCCGGTTGTTTCTGAAATTTCCTGCAATGGATTGAAGCCTGCTTCAATCATCTGTTTAATATCTTCCAGTGATACCTTACCGGCTGAACTCATTTGTCCATAAGCCGATGCAATTCTCTGCATCTTATCCGCATCACCCTGGGCAATGTCACCAAGCATCATCAGCTTGTCTTTTGCTTCATCTGCGGTTAGTCCGTAATTCAAAAGAAGTTGCGTTGTGGATGCAAGGTCTTTCATTTCAAATGGTGTTTTTGCTGCTGCTTCCTTTAGTTGTTCAACCATATCCAATGCTTGTTCTTGCGATCCAAGCATTACTTCAAAGGAAGTCTGATACTGTTCCATTTGGGAATTGTAGTTGACCGCCAATGTACCAAGTGCAATAAATGCCGTTGTGATGGTTGCCATTCCCATTGCAACCACTTTTCCGGCTGCCAAGGCTGCATTGCCGATTGCTTTAAAAGCGGTTGAAATCTTGCTATGCGTACCGGATGCCTTGTCTGCCGTTTCGTCAAGGGCATTGTTCGCTTCTGTATTGGTCACCGCAATTGTTCCAACGATTTTGAACAATTCCATTGGGTTATCTCACCCCTTTCATTCGTATATTAAAAAAGGGCTGAAATCATCAGCCCCTTGTGTTTCCCCTGTTGTTTTTGTTGTATATC